TAAAATATGGGTATCTCCAGAAGGCACATTTGAGATGGTGGCGCATCAGAACAAAAGCGAGGAATAACATATGCAGGAGCAGAAGAAAAACGAATCCTGGGGCGAATTCGAAGAGTTTTTCGCAACGGCAGTTATAAACCAGGCGAACAGGAGTACAAAAAGATGGTTCTTTGCATGGATGATAACAACGGTGGTTCTACTGGTTACCAATGCAGTGTGGATATCGGTTGTTTTTTAGGAGGTGGATACGATGATCGAATGTCATGAGCGGAGACATCCGGCGGCGCTCAGTTATGTGGCTGTCATGAGCGACCCAGAGCGGGCAACGGAAGCATACGAAGAACATCATCAGTGCGAAGATAAACTGTTTTGGCTTGCTATGATCTGCTGGACACTGACAGCCCTTGCGGTTGTCGCACTGGCATGAGTCGGAGAATGTGCCGAACGAACCGGGCGGCGGCGCTGACCGGCGCAAGCTGTTACACCGGGTACGCGAAGCAAAAGAAAAAGGCCGTCAGCTTGACGGAGCTGAACGGCCAACTGGTAAATAAATTACAGTTACAGTTTAACAGGATTAATCCAGAAAGGCAATATGGAAAACTATAAATGTTGCGAGAGCGCACGAGGTATAGCAATAAATGAAAAAGAGCTGGACGAACTTTTTTCAGCAAAATATACAGGAATAATAGTGGACGCGCTTGACGAAGATAAGGGCTTTTGCGTGTCAATCGTTATACCAGATGAACAGTTGCCGAGGTTTATGAGAAAAATAGCAAGAAATATGAGGGACGAAACGTTGAGAACCCTAAGAGTAAGATTATGAGGAGGTAAAGACAGATGGGTGAGAAAAATATGGTTACAATCCCGTATGAGGATTTTGCGAAGCTGATGAGAACGGCAGGGCGTGTTGAAGCTGCGTTGGCTATTCTGAGATCGGAAACAGGGACCTATGTTAAATGCCCTGATATGATTGCCATTCTGGATGGCGAAGAAACTACAGTTCACGCCACCGTTTTAGGGAGTGTGCAATGTGGTGCGGAATAGGGCCGGAGGACGGCCACAGAGTTCCAGAATGCGAAGCATATGACTATGCAAAAGCGCATCTGGATGAAATGCCGGAGAAGGACAAGCAGCTGTTTGTGGAGTTTTTCTTCTCTGGTAATTGGGTAAAGGAGGGCAATGACGATGTTGAAGCCGTATAACGAGCTTAGAAGCGTAGATGTATCTGAGTATTGTATGGAGCGCGACGGGATTAAATATCTGAACTGGGCGAAGTGCATTGATCTTTTGCGCGAATATGGAGCAGAGGAAGTTTTTTTTGAACCTATCCCCAATCCGAAGACTGGAGGCAGTCTTTATTATACCGACCTGGAATTTGAGGATAAGAGCGGAATCAAGAATCGCTGTTATGAGACGCGCATTAAGGTCGTGATCGATGGCAAAGAGTACATTATGCAGTCACCGGTTATGAACGGAAGCAATCCGGTTAAAGATAACAGCATGAGTCAGCAGCGTGTCTGGAATAGCATGACACGGTCATTTGTAAAGTGCGTAGCAATTCATACCGGGCTTGGCTTTAATCTATGGCTTAAAGAGGAGCAGCGACCATTTGATAATGTGATTCCGGGTGATGATCCGCTGGCAAGTACGGCGCAGATCTTGACTCTTAAAAAATTAGCAGATAAGCACAACGTGAATATGGATCGTTGGCTGGCGGCAAATGACCGTACCTGGGACAACCTTACCGGAAACGAGGCGGGAGCCATGCTGAATGCTCTGAAGGAAAAATACGGAGACGATTAAGTATGGAAAGCAAGGGGAAACTGCTCAGCGTTGCCCGGGATTGGATTACTGGAAAATTCCGGGTGACATTCGAAGTCGAAGATGACATATCCGGCCAGATTGACGGCATTGCGGATAAGCCTCTGCGGATTAAGGCGGCACATTGGAGAGAAAAGCGTAGCCTTGACAGCAACGCATACTATTGGGCACTCCTGTCAAAATTTGCAGAAGCTCTCGATATCTCAAAACCGCGTGCACACAACATCATGCTAAGAGAGTATGGACAAGTTGATTTATCATCCGGCCATTTGAGCTATGCTGTAATTCCCGATACAGAAGAAGCGGAAAACGACATTTTAGAGAGACAAACATTCCATATCAGACCAACATCAGATGTAAGAGGCGGGAAAGATGGAATTAATTATCGCACATACATTATCCTTAGAGGGTCTAGCCAGTATGATACAGCCGAAATGTCACATCTCTTGAATGGCTTGATAAATGACTGTAAACCGTTAGGCATTGAGACAGCCACGCCAGAAGAACTGGAACGGATGAAACAGCTTTACGATCAGAACCGGAGGGAAGATGGCTAAGAGACTTTGGAGCGTTTTTACTGACGATATGGATCGCTGCTACTTTACCGGCTCATCTGCGGTAGAGCGGCACCATATCTTTGAGAGCCGGCAGGGGTTTAAGAAGAAATCCGAAGCAAGAGGGTTTGTGATACCGCTGCGGCCAGACCTGCACCCAAATGGGGCAAGCTTCATCCGCTCGGAAGAGAATTTAAAGATTGACCGGATATTGAAACAGATGGCCCAGACATACTACGAGGAGCATTACGGGAGCCGTGATGACTTCCGGAAAGAGTTTGGCAAATCATATTTATGATGTATAGCCGAAAGGCTTTACATATAGCTCATGGCTTTGATTAATGTGTCACGACAGTATATTGATGCCATTGATATTGCCCCGCACGCTGATATCTGCCCTGCGGGGCAGAAAGGAGGGCTATGGACTTTAAGGTTACATCTGCCGCAACAGCGGCTGTATATAATGCTATAGGCGTAGGGCGTGAGAATGCCACAAGCCGCGGTGACCTGGTAAGGCAGACGGGCCTACCAGATCGTGCGGTAAGGCGGGCAATCGAAATCCTTAGATATGATCGTCCCATCCTTACTGCGGACAACGGAAAAGGTTATTACATCCCCTTATCAAACGATCATGGACGGAAAGAAGCTGAACGATGGGTAGAAACACAGAATCGCAGATGCAAAAGCATAAAAACAGCAGAAAGAGGAGCAAAGCGCTTTGCGAAGCAAGGCATCAAGAACGGCCAGATAGCCGGTCAGCTTTCCCTCTTTGGAGGTATTGGAAATGGGTAAAGCACAGAGAGAAAAGGGAGCTAGGGGAGAAAGGGAGCTTGCCGGGATACTCCGGGAGGAGGGATACGACACCAGAAGAGGGCAGCAGTATTGCGGAGCAGCGGGCAACGCAGATGTGATCGGCCTTCCTGGCATCCATATTGAGTGTAAGAGGGTCGAGAAGCTGAATCTTCTGGATGCGGTAGCACAGGCGGTGCATGACGCGCTTCCCGGCCTGCTCCCAGCGGTATTCCATCGGCGCGACCGCTGCGAATGGTTGGTAACCATGCGGCTTACCGACTGGATCCAGATTTACAGAGAGTGGGAGGCCGGAAGAGATGAGAGATAGTTTCATTTTTTACGCAAGCTTCGCAAAAGCTATCAAGCGCAGACCGGAAACGGAACAGCTTAAGGCGCTGTGGGCCATCATTGATTACGGTCTGGATGGAATAGAACCGGAGGATGACGGCAGTGACGCGGCGTATATGTCCATTTTTGAGATGGCACAGCCCCAGATTGATGCCAACATCAAGCGCAAGGCTGATGGGGCGAAAGGTGGGCGCCCGGCGAAACAAACCTACACGGAAGAAACCAGTGGTAATGAAGATGAAAAACCAGTGGTTAATAAGAAAAAGAAAGCGGAAAAGCCGGAAGACAACAGCCCTGTTGTTGGATACATACCTTTGGTTGACGGAACTGAGTATGCTGTTACAGAAAACGCGCTTGCAGAGTGGCAAAAGCTTTACCCGGCCATAGATGCTAAACAGGAGTTAAGGTCACTTATTGGATGGAATAAAGCCAACCCTACACATAAAAAGACTCGTGCCGGAATTAATAGGCACCTTAATAGCTGGTTTTCCAGAGCGCAGAACAGTGCGAAAAAGGGCGGGCAGCAGAAGAAGCAGAATTCCTTTTGCAACTTCGAGCAGCGTGACACTGACTATGACAGCATTGTCAATAACAGCGTAAAAGAGTGGATTGGAGTGGACGCATGATAAAGCTTTTAAAAGGTTTTGATATCCGCGTAAGAATCATGAGCGCAGAACATAAGCATCACAGATTCTGCGGTACCGTGATCGGCAGCTATGATGGTGTATACGGTGTGCTGTTGGATACCGGAGAGTATGCGGATATTCCGGCAGAGCAGGCGCAGGTGATAATGGTAAAAGAGATGTGAACACTATGAGCTGGATTGTTGTAGAGAAAGGCAAGCTTGAAAAGATTGACCGGCTGCTGGAACGTTACGGGCGGATCCAGCGCCGGAGAGCCTGGCATAAGCGTAGCCGGACAGATGGGAAGAAAAAGTAAATTAAGATTTGGAGGAGGGTGTCATGAGAAAAATATTTTGTGATATCTGTGGAAAAGAAATTGATCCGTGCAATGAGACTTGGAGACAGCAGTTGCAGGCAAATGGAGGAAATCCAAGGATATCATTTAACGAAAGTTTGGGCGAAATCTGTGAAGGATGTGCCACGAAAATTCATTGTTGTGTGTCGATGATGAAATTGCATGATTGGGAACCAGATTTTCATGAATTGGATGGAAAGCGAGAAACATCGGAAAATTAAGATTTGGAGGCATGCTATGACAGATAAAGAAAAAAATATTGTGAGAAAAATAAACGATCCAGTATATACAGTTGACTTTTTAGAAAAATGGATACACAGAGATGACAATGTGTTTACAAATGCCCCGGCAGCATTGCAAGCAATGGGAGCCAAAGGATTTTATGCCGCGGTAAAATCATTGGCAAAAGCAAACTAAATTAAGATTTAAGTGAGGTAGAAAGATGATTAAAAAAGGCGACAGGGTAATTATGAATGACAAATATTATGTGTCGGAAAAAAATAAAGGAAAAGAATTTATCGTAACAACAGAGCCTACAGAGGTGTGTGGAACTTTATCTGTATGGCTTGATGGATTTAGAGGTTGCTATGCTGTAGATGGACTTACAAAAGTCAGTTAGAATTTTGTGGAGGTGCCGTATGCAAAAATATAAATGTATTAAAGAGTTTTATTTACCAAAATACGATGAAAATGAATGCCCTACAGATGAATATGCGACAATTCATGAGGGTAGCGTGTATGAGTATACAGATGGATATGTTGGCGAATCTGATATACGCCTTTACTTGGAAAACGGTGATGATGACTTCGGTTATATTGATATTACTTATAAAACATTGGAAGAGTATTTTGAGAGAATTGTATAAATTAAACTGAAATTTAGGAGGTGAGATACACGGCAGTAACAATTTACAGCGTTAAGAAGAACGAGCAGTTTATTGGAATACACACTGCAAAAGAGATTGCAAGCATGCTTAAATGCAAAGAGGGAACTGTTGGCGTATATGCCAGGAATGGCTTACGGCTTTACGGCGAGTATGAATTTAAGGCAGTAGACAGCAAGCCGTTGGCGAAAGAAATGCGCAGGTTATCTTTGGAATATGAAAAGGTGAGGACTCAGTTACTTAACAGCCGGTATGATTTGAGTAGAATCAAGATCATACCAGAAATGGAGCCAGAGGATGAGAACAAGGGAAGCAAAGATGATTGATTATGACGTACCCAAAGAGGACGAATCCCAGCTTGACACTTACTGTCGCAGCCCGGATCCTGAGATAAAGCTTATCCTTTTCGGATGCGCAATATCAAAGGCTCCCGGCATGGAGATAGTAATATATGAGAGTTTGACGGCAAAGGATCCGAAAGAAGCCGGGTATTACAGTCTTTTACGAAAAGGCCGGGACATTCCGGCCAAGACCGATGATTTTTACGGATATCGGAGAAAAGTCAAAGCAGAGTTTTATCACAGGCTGAAACTCTTCGGCCTGTGGAAATACAAGTAAGGAGATATAAGGATTATGGAACATAAAAACAAGTGGTGGACACCCGCCAAGATGATTCCACCACTTACCTAATCTGCTTAGGTCCATTGTATCAGACCTTTGCAGATTCTGCAAGAGGGAGGATTACTATGGGCCAGAACATCAAAAGAGAAATCATTGACAACATTGTTGTCACCATGTCGATTTACATTTCAGATCAGGATACGATTGCTATTCTGGATAGCGTGATATCCAGCGAGCTTACAAAGGTTAATTTACAGGAGGTTTGCTCCCTTCCGGCAGAATGGAAAACTAACGCGGAACAGAGAAACGCATATCTCATTGAGCTTTTTAAGATCAAGAAGCGTGCACTCAAGAAAGCTACACTGGACGGATATGTGCGATCAGTAAAGCACTTTGCGGAGATGATCGGGAAACCGCTGGACAAGGCCGACACATTTGATGTTGAGTGGTATCTCGCACAGTACGAAAAGCGGCCGGGAACAAAAGGACCCAGAGTGCAGAACACCACATACAACAATGAGCGCCGCTTCCTGTCTGCGTTTTACACTTGGATGCGGAAAGCAAAGATCATTGATGAGAACCCGGTGGAAGCAACAGAGCCGAAAAAAGTTGCGCTTAAGCCTATAGACTATTTCAGCCGAACCGAGATCATCCATATGCGGGATGCGTGCAAGAACGTTCGAGAGCGTGCCATCATTGAAGTATTCCGAAGCACCGGCGCGCGTGTAGGTGAGATTTCAGAGATCAGAACCGAACAGGTCAATCTTGAGACCGGAGATATTCTGATCGAGGGAGAAAAAGGCGGTAGATACCGCACGCTGTATCTGGATGATGATGCACGGTACTACTACGGCATGTATCTTGAGAGCCGGACGGATGCCAGCCCATTCATGTTCCCCCAGTCCAGAAAGCCATACGGTCAGATGAGCGTGTGCGGATTCCGCACGATCATTAAAAATGTTGGAGCGCGGGCGGATGTGAAAAGCGCCGTGTATCCACATAAGATGCGCAAAACGTTAGGAATGAATTTGAAGAATAGGAAAGTGGACATTGGTATCATACAGGAAATTCTTGGACATGCCAGTCCGGCGGTGACAAGCATGTATTATGCCCAATCAACGCCAAAAACGCTGAGAGATGTCCGGGAAATGGTACAGATTTAAGGAGCAATAATGGAAGAGAACACAATAACGACAGTGGAGTGCCGGAAACTGCGGGAACTCATTCGTGATATCACAAGCGGGTGTATTCTTACCCGTGATGAATACAACCAGATTTGTAGCATAATCATGGGAGCAATGAAAAGATGTGTGTGGGAGAGTGACAAAAATGAGAATACGACCGATTCTGTTTAACGGAGACATGGTGCGGGCAATCCTGGACGGAAGAAAGACTTGCACACGGCGGGTGGTAAAAACCAGACGAAAAGACGCTTGTGGGTTCTACGTTACGAAAAGAACGGACGGCTCATTTACCGGGATATATGAATATGACGAAGATGAGAGAATGTTCGAAAATCAGTTGATTCCACCGTACAAGCCAGGAGACATTCTGTATGTTCTGGAAACTTGGCACAGATATACAAAGCGGGTTGGAAAAGGTGAAGGATGCCATCTGGAAGAACACTATGGATATAAGGCTAGCATTGCAAATTCTGAAGACGCAGAAGAGCCGTGGAAACCGTCCATCCACATGCCGAAAGAAGCAGCACGAATTTGGCTACAGGTGACCGATGTATGGGTGGAGCGGTTGCAGGATATTGCTCCGAAGGACGCTAAAAACGAAGGCGTCGGAAATCTTTTTTATGAGGATATCGGATACAGTGGCAAAGATTATGGAACAGAGGTAGATTCAGAGTACGGAATTGCTAAGGAACAATTTGCTTGGCTTTGGGATTCCACCATTAAGAAAGCGGATCTTGACTGTTATGGTTGGGATACGAACCCGTGGGTTTGGGTAATCGAGTTTGAACGTTGCGAGAAACCGGAGGAGTCAGAATAATAAATGAACATTGGTAAAAACATTAAAAGAATCCGCACCAAGAAAGGTCTTACCCAATTGCAGGCTGCAAAACTGTGTGGAATGCTTGAACCTCAGTACAGACGTTATGAAAACGGAAAGAGCAATCCACGGGCCAGTACAGTAGAGAGAATTGCATCAGCATTGAGCGTACCGGTTAGTGAGCTTTACAAGCAGCCAAAGTATCCGGTACAATACGCAGATAACCTTGCGCCATTCTGCCCGGTATGCGGAAGTGCCGAATATATGGAGAACCCAGACGGAAATGAGAATAGCTATTGCGGTAAGTGTGGCACTCTGTTGGACTGGGAGAACATGGAGGATGTGGACGCGGTGGATGTATAACCATATGAACAAAGGAACACGAGAAAAAATATATGGAAAATAAGCTATAAAAAGAAACGAGATGTATCAAGAAAAAATATGGTGATACATCTCGTTTTAGATTTTTTAAAATGAAAATAGGGTGATAGTATATGAACCTTAACCAGATACAAAGAAAACTGCAAAGAGCATTGCTCACAAAGCAGTTTGTAACAAAGATAGGGACAAGCCAGTTTTACAGTGCGGATCAGAATCGGATGATAACCATGTACAGCGTGAGTACACCTACACTGCAATGTGTGAAAGGTAAGTGGAAAACAAAGGACTATGAGATCATCCGGACTGCATCACAGGCAGATGTAGTCATGACCTTAAAGGAGATGTGGGAAGCACTGGCAGACTGGCAGTAATGACAGGATGGTGAGTAGATGGCCGAGCTTACGCCAAAGCGGGAAGCGTTCGCGAAAAACTTCATAGAAAATGGTGGGAATGCGACTGATGCGGCGAGGAAAGCGGGATATAAGAAGCCAGAACAGGAAGGATGCAGACTGTTGAAGAATGCTGATGTGTTAGCCTATATAGCCGAGAAGCAAGCTAAGTTGGATAAACTCAACGGTACCGACACAATGTCACTTGCGGATATCCAGAAGCGGCGGGCCATGATAGCGCGGGGTGAGGTGAAGGATTCCTTCGGATTTACCCCGGCGTTTTCCGAACAGCTTAAGGCCATGTCTGACCTGGAAAAAGCTATCACCATCAAGGAGCAGAAAGAAGCACAGCAGAAAGCAGCTGAATCCGCCAGAGCAGCAGGTGAGTACCATCTTGACCTTGATATCATAGCCGATGTGTTTCACCCGATGGTGCGTGACATCCGGCGCGGACTGCACACAGAATATGTTTTGCCCGGCGGACGCGGTAGCACGAAGTCTTCCGTGATTTCGTGCATTATCACAGAGATACTGAAAAACAACTCAGATATGCACGCCCTGGTGCTGCGTAAGGTCGGCAACACTATCAAGGATTCCGTTTATGCACAGATTAAGTGGGCCATATCGAAGATGGGACTGGAGGACGAATTTAAGTTCAAGACTTCTCCGTTTGAGATAACATACAAGCCGACCGGGCAGAAGATATACTTCCGCGGCGCTGACGATCCGCTTAAGATTAAGTCCATAAAGCCGGAGTTTGGTTATATCGGTATCTCGTGGTTTGAGGAGCTGGACCAGTTCGCCGGTCCGGAAGAGGTCAGAAACATACAGCAGTCGGCTATCCGTGGCGGTGACAAGGCGTATAGGTTTAAGTCTTTCAACCCGCCAAGAAGCAAAAACAACTGGGCGAATGAGTACACCACGGAAGCAGAGTTCAAGGATTCTGCTGCAAAGGTGGTCCGAAGCACATATAAGGATGTTCCGGCAGAATGGCTGGGTGAACAGTTCATCAATGATGCCGAGCATCTGAAAGAGGTCAATCCTGCTGCCTACGAAAACGAGTACATGGGCGAAGCAAACGGAAACGGCGGAAACGTATTTGAGTTTATCGAGGAGCGGACCATAACTGATGAAGAAATCAGCCAGATGGACCGCATCTATCAGGGCGTTGACTGGGGATGGTATCCAGACCCGTATGCGTTTGTGCGCATATATTACGATTCAGCACGTGAAACTATATTCTTTATTGACGAAATTCGCGAGAATAAAAAGAAAAACAGTTGGACATCTGCGGAGATAAAGCGGCGCGGATATGATGACTACGTTATAACTTGCGACAGCGCAGAGCCAAAATCTGTGACAGATTACAGAGACGATGGTTTGCCAGCAAGAGCGGCGAAGAAAGGACCGGGGAGCGTTGAATATTCCATGAAGTGGCTACAGGGTAAGAAACTGGTTATGGACCCGAACCGAACACCAGAAGCCTGCAAAGAATTTAAGAAATACGAATACGACCGGGACAAGGACGGAAATATCATAAGCGGCTATCCAGACCGCGACAATCATTTAATTGATGCGGCCCGTTACGCTACGGAATCGCTGTGGGAGAGACGGGGGAATAGTGCATAATGGGAATCTTATCAACGATAAAAAGGTGGTTTAGCATGATATTTAAACGCCAGGCAGAGGATGCCTTTAATGTAGAATCTATCGTATCTCCGGAGATGGAAAAGGCTATAGATCAGTGTGCAAAGATATACCACGGTCAGCCGGAGTGGTTGGACGATGATGAGGGTATTAAGACTATCAACTTTGCAAAGGCTCTTTGCTCTGAAACTGCCCGCCTGGCAACACTGGGTATCGGAATACATCTGGAGGGCAGCACCCGGGCAACGTGGTTGCAGCAGCAGATAGACCTTGTCTATTCAAAACTCCGCGACTGGGTAGAGTATGGATGCGCATACGGCACCGTGTTTTTGAAGCCAAACGGCACAAGCCTGGATGTATTCACCCCGGCGGACGTGCTGCTTGTGGACTATGACAACTTGGATGTGCGCGGAATTATCTTCAAGGACAGCTACCAGTCCGGGAAGAAATGGTACACCCGTCTGGAGTATCACAGGTTTGTGGAGACGGTACAGGATGGCGTGACACTCTACCCCTACTATGTGAGTAACCGGGCATACGTTTCTAAATCTGCTGAGAGCCTGGGTGATCCTGTGCCGCTGGCACGGACCAAATGGGCCGATATGTTGGAGGACACTCCGCCGATTCTTAAGGCATCCGGAGAGCCACTGGACAAGCCAATGTTTGGTATCTTCCGAACTCCACAGGCTAATAACGTAGACATATCGTCCCCACTTGGGCTGCCGATATTCCGCGAAGCCGTAGAGGAACTGAAAGACCTCGACATAGCATATAGCCGGAATGCGGGAGAGATATTTGACAGCCAGAAGATCATACTGGCAGATGACAGACTGATGTGTGAGAGCGGGCAGAAGATAAAACACAGTGGCCCGGCGGACGCGGTTGGTCTTCCACATTACGTTAAAAATGTATTCGGCAACGATACAAAGGAGTTTTACAAGGAGATTAACCCGCAGCTTAATACCGATGTCAGAATCAAGGGCATCAATAACCTGTTAAGCCAGATTGGATACAAGGCCGGATTCGCGAACGGGTACTTTGTCTTTAACGAGTCCTCTGGCATCCAGACGGCTACAGGCGTGGAAGCTGACCAACAGCGCACAGTCCAGTTTATCAAGGATGTGCGCGATCAGTTGGAAGCGTGCCTTGATGCTACCATATACGCCCTTAATGTATACGCAGACCTTTACGGCCTGTCACCTGTAGGGCCTTATGAGGTTACATATGACTTTGGTGACATCCTGTATGACCGGGAAGCAGACCGGAGCCGCTGGTGGCAGTATGTTACGCAAGGTAAGGTTCCGGCGTGGTACTACTTCGTGAAGTTTGAGGGCATGACCAAAGAGGATGCGAAGGCTATGGTAGAGGAAGCGCAGCCGGAAGAAAAAGGGCTGTTTGATGAAGAATAGGAGGTATGGAGATGATAAGTAACTGTGGACATGATGAGCGCGGCAAGTATTCCGGCGGCAAGGCAGGAGATCAGAAGGGTGACGAATGGGCCGTTATCCCGTGGTATAGCCGCCCCTGGGGCGTTATGCTCCGGCACCCAAACGCTGCGGTAGGGGAAAAGATAGCGGAGCTTGCAGAAAAGGCAGCGAAGAATGACCATATTGGCTACGATCAGGGAGACCGTTACACATTCTGGCAGCAGCTGAAAGCATCCGGCTACGATCCGGCGAAGATCACGGTTGACTGCGAAGCGGACTGTAGCTCCGGCGTTGCGGCACTGGTAAAGGCTGTTGGATATCTGATGCAGGACAAAAAGCTGAAGAGTGTGAGTATTTACAGTTACACTGGTAACATTCGGGCAGCACTGGTAAAAGCTGGATTTGACACTTACATGGATAAAGAATACCTTGAAAACAGTCTTTATCTTCTTCCAGGTGACGTACTGTTACTGGAAGGACATCATGTAGCTGTCAATCTGGACAGGGGCTACATGGCGGAAGAAGGAATGCTTTTGACTGGGTGGCGCAAATCATCTGACGGCAAGTATTTGTATTTTTCCGGAGGCGAAGCCTTAAAAAACCGATGGAGTATTATCAACCATCACTGGTATCTGTTTGGCGCAGACGGCTATATGCTGACCGGGTGGCACAGATGGGATGGCTATAACGCAGACCCAGAGGACAACACCGGGGACTGGTACTATCTGGATGAGACTGCCGGGGGAGTCTTGGAAGGCGCTTGTTGGCACAGCCGGGACAATGGCAGCATGGAAATCTGGTATGTAGAGTAGGTGAGTTATGTTAACGCCGGAATATCTCAAAAGAGTGGCAGAGGGCAGCGAGGATATAGCATCTTCGCTGCATAGCTATATTATCGGGCGAATCATTGAAGCTATCATGATCCGCTTGGGACGCGGGGAGAAGTACATACTCACATCATCCGACCGCTGGCGCATCCAGATACTACAGGATGCCGGGTATCTGTTGCAGGATATCACGCAGGAGATAGCCCGATACACAAAGCTACAGCGCGAAGAGGTAGCCACCGCGATGGAAGAAGCCGGAGTAAAAGCAATGGCCTACGATAAGGCCGTGTACGAAGCTGCCGGAATCACAACGGAAGCCCTAGAGCAGTCTCCGGCACTGGTGCGAATACTCCAGAGGGATTATGAAGCTACGATGGGCGAATGGTCAAATATGACAAGAACGACCGCAGAAGCAGCACAGAGCCTTTTTATAAGCGAGTGCGACAATGCGTACCATAAGGTCATAAGCGGGGCTGTATCGTACACACAGGCTGTCAGGGAAGCTGTTGATACGGTTGCGCAGAATGGCGTTATAGTCCAGTATCCAACGGGGCATAGAGACACCATTGAGACGGCAACAGCGCGAGCGGTGCGCACCGGGATATCTCAGGCTTCCGGTGACATATCCATGCAGCGTATGAAAGAACAGGAGTGGGACATTATCCTTGTATCGGCGCACATCGGGGCCAGAACGGGAGACGGCGGAGCGAATCCGGGCAACCACCTGTGGTGGCAAGGGCAGTTTTATAGCCGAACCGGGCAAGACAAGCGCTTCCCTCCGTTTTCTCTGACCGGATATGGCACGGGCGAGGGCCTGGGCGGTTGGAATTGCCGCCACAGCTTCGGCCCAGGTGACGGGGTGAATAATCCGTACAAGGATATCCAAACTGCGGACAACGAGCGCATGGAGAAGCTGGAACAGCGGCAACGGGCCTTAGAGCGCAGAATCCGCAAAACAAAGCAAGCGGTTATGGGTCTACAGACTGCGGTAGAAAACTGCAAGGACGATGCGCTACGCTTCGAACTGCAAGCCGAGCTTGACAGGAAGTCTTATCTACTCCAGAAGCAGAACAAGGCATACAACGAGTATTGCAAAACTAATGAGCTGCGTCCGTTAGCCGACCGCCTTAAGATAGCAAGGTGGGGCAGAGAACAGGCGGCAAAGGCGCGAGGAGCCGCACGGCGGTATGAAAATCTGAAAGGATGACTGGTATGATTGATTATGACGTTGCGTGGGAATATTACAACCCGAATCCGGCTGGAAAGCGGGTAGGAGACTGCGTGATAAGGGCCATCTGCAAGGCAACAGGTAAGGACTGGACAACGGTCTTTTCTGGAATAATGGTAAGGGCCTGCGCCCTGTGTGATATGCCATCCGCGAACTATGTTTGGGGCGCGTATCTCAAAAGCCTGGGGTATCGGCGACACCTGATAGACGATCACGGCCAGAATATCTATACAGTGGTAGATTTCTGCATGGAGCATCCGCGCGGTACTTACATACTGTGCATAGACGGTCATGCAGTATGTGTGCAGGACGGCCATATATTTGACACCTGGGACAGCGGCGGCGAGATCCCAGTATACTACTGGGAGAAAAGCAATGAGTAGATGGGTAGATAAATTGCCGAACGGAGAACTCCGCGAAGAAATAGCAGATATTAATGGATGCAGACATATGTATAATCAAATATGCTGTAACCCAAACAGCGAGTTTTGCACTTGGGATATAGGTGAGGATGATTGCCGAAGTTGCATATTTTTTGAACCAGAGGAGACAACAGATGATTGACTTAGAGTTTGTGCGTACTATCGTATCAATTTGCAGCGGCATCGGCACCATCGGAGCCGCCGCCGGGGTGCTTTACACGGTCTATTCCCATGCGAAGAAACCGCAGCAGGATATAGAGAAGCGCGTGGGCGCTATTGAGACGGACATAAAAGACATCAAAGAGAAACTGGACAACGACTACTCGAATATTAAGCAGAACAGGGAAGACACGCAGCTTCTGATGCGGAGCATGTTTAACCTGATCGAAAACAAGATAACCGGGAACAACGTGGAGGGTTTAAAAAAAACCCGGGACGATTTGCTGGAAGCCCTGACAAAAAATTAAGAGGTCTGATATTGAAAGTGTATGATTTTACAGTCCCTGAGCTTAACAGGTTCCGGGCGCTTGCGAATTTTACACCAGATGAAAGAACACTGTTTGAATACCGGGCCGCTGGCGTTCCGATGGAAATATGCGCTGAAAACATGAATGTCAGCCTTGCCACCGCGAAGCGGATCAGCCGCCGGGTAAACTCAAAGATCATTCGCATATGTGGAGAAAGGTAAAAGGAAAAGAGCCTGTATCAATGGCTCTTTTCTTTGCTTTGGCCAATTCTTTTTTCAAAATCGTTGACTGCTGCTGTTATAAAGCTGTTTATTGACGAATAGCCAAGTGACTCAGCTACTTCTTTTATTCGCTCTTTTTCGCCCTTTTTTAAAACAAGGCTAATTCGGTCATAGGCTTTCTGGTTGTACCTATTCTTGACCTCCGCTGATGTTTTGCCCACTCTTTCCCTCCTTAACTTTTTCTAGTATCGGCTTAAAGAACCGCTCTTCCGCGGCTTTCCTCGCTGCCACTGCATCTTCAATATTATCGTACCGGCCCAGATTATAGTTTTTTCGTCTGAAAGTAATCTGCGCTGCCCATTTACCTTTTTCCTTGTTCCAGTAAACCCCTTTAAAACCAGATGTGTTGTTTTTAGACAACTGCGCTGTCAATTCTTCTGCCAATGTACCGTCTATATAGTGCTGTTTTTTCCGGTTTTCGTCGAGCGTAATCTTGGCAACCTCAGCAGTATGTTTGCCACATGACCCAACTGTTTTTGCTTTGCCAATAGTGCGCTGGCAAGTTTCTCCACAGTCACATTTGCACTCCCAGATAAAACGGCCTTTCTCGTCTTTTCCTACTCTTTTAATAAAGGTTAGTCGTCCAGTCCTTTGGCCCGTCATATCAATGCTTCTATTGCAGCCGCACGATTTCGTGCGGCCAGTTCTTAACTTGTGGCCAGCAATATCTCTTACAGTACCGCACTCGCACTTACAAGTGTAGTACTTGTTGTTGCTAGAATCAGTTTTGTCAGAATCACTCAGTACAGTCCATTTTCCGAATTTATCGCCCGGGCTTATCATGCGAGAGTCTCCAGGAGCTCGATAACATCTGCAATATTGCCAACATAAAAAGGCTGTTCCTTTCTATTCATTCCTGCGTAAAACTCGCCGTCTTCTGTATAAAAAACAATGTCGCTATCGCTGTAAACCTCAAAAGCTTTTTCAGTAAGCTCGCCTGTTCCTGTAAATACATATCGTTCCATGAATACTCCTCCTATTTGATTAATGATTTTGGAATCCAGCAAGTCCAGCCCTTATAAGACCCAACGACTTCTCCAGTAGATACTCTTACCTGGATTGCTTTTTCGGATTCTTTCATGATTTCTTCGATTTTTGCAAAAATATATCCGTTCTCTATCTTTTGCGTCCCATCCTCGTTTCTTTTAAAATCCATAAAAACATTATATTTTTCTGCTTTTTCCTGCTCTTTGTCAAAAAACCATTCTTTTACCTCGATATAGTTCGTCTTTGCATCCCTCCAAGATTTCTTTAGTGCAGAGGAAATGGTGAAGCCGAATCGTTTGACTAACTGCCATGCTTTTTTCATAATAGCTGATAAATCGTATTTCATTCCCGTTTCCTCCTGCTTGATTGATATCTTTATTTTAACATACTTGTGTAAGTATGTAAAGGAAAAGTAGAACTTTTTTTAAACTTTTATGACCTGTTTTCTTCCGTCAAAATCTGAGACTATATAAGCATGGAGCAGATGTTTTCCGATGACTATGAGGTAGAGATACCTATAAGAATCGATTACCACGATATTTTGATCTTAAGAATTGGAGGAAATCGAACATGGCAGCATATCCTAACATGTATCAGCCATACCAGCCGTATCAGGATCGTATGGCGCAGATGAACCAATATCAGCCAGTCCCGCAGCCGATGGGACCGACAAATAACCAAGGAATACTCTGGGTGCAGGGCGAGACTGGGGCGAAGTCTTACCTTGTTGCGCCCGGATCATGCGTATTGCTGATGGACAGCGAAGCGGAGCGGTTTTACATCAAGTCAACGGATGTGTCCGGCATGCCGCAACCTTTACGCGTGTTTGAGTACCACGAAATAAACGGCAGAATGCCACAGAAACAGCCGGAAGCTGTCATGAATGATATGTATGTTACCCGTAAAGAGTACCAGGACCTTTTTGACAAATACAATGAGATTCTGGACAAGATAAATGCGTTTCCAGCAAGCGGCGGCTCTACTTCCAAACCAGAGAGCCGGAGATCAAAGGGAGGTGCGGCAGCAGATGAGTAACCCATTATTCCAAATGTTCGGCGGCATGCCGATGGGCGGCAACGGCCCCATGCAGATGATGCAGCAGTTTGCGCAGTTTAAGCAAAACTTTAAGGGAGACCCAAAAGCTGAGGTACAAAAGATGCTGCAGTCTGGAAGAATATCACAGGCGCAGCTTAACCAGGCTCAGCAGATGGCACAGCAGTTTCAACGGATGCTGGGCGGCATGAAATAGTACATTATCCCGGCCGGGAATGTAAATAAATCAAAGGAGATATCAATATGGATGGAACTTACAGCTTAGCCGATATCGCGGCGGCTACTGGAACCAACAGCCGAAACAATGACGGTATGTTTGGCGGAGACGGCGCGTGGTGGCTCATTGTACTTTTTCTTTTCGCATTCTGCGGATGGGGCAACGGCAATGGCTGGGGAAACGGCGGAGGTGGAGCAGCCGGAAGCGCATACACCGATTCTGCAATCCAGCGTGGCTTTGACAACCAGGCAGTTATCAGCAAACTGGACGGCCTGTCCAGCGGCCTGTGTGATGGCTTCTATGCCATGAATAACGGTATGCTTACCGGATTCAACGGCATCAATACAAACGTCATGCAGACTGGCTTCGGCATCCAGCAGGCTATTAATGCCGATACTGTAGCCAACATGCAGAACACCAACGCACTCCAGGCGCAGCTTGCTCAGTGTTGCTGTGAGACCCGGGAAGCAATCCAGGGTGTAAACTACAACATGGCGCAGAACACCTGTGCACTCCAGAACACCATGAACAGCAACACCAGAGACATTATTGACAGCCAGAACGCAGGAACAAGGGCAATCCTTGATTACCTGTGCAATGAGAAGATATCCAGTCTCCAGGCCGAAAACAATGATCTCAGACGTGCTGCATCTCAGGATCGTCAGAGCGCATTGCTTACTACCGCTATGGCAGCACAGACACAGCAGCTCATTAATGCGATCAATCCGGCACCGATTCCGGCTTACCAGGTGCCGAACCCGAACGTATACTATGGCTGTAACACTGGATGCAACTGCTAACAACCTCATATCTGTATCTTCTGATGTTTTGTTGACCTCAACAAGACATTGGATGTTCGGCCCAGAGCCGGTATTACGCAAATCGGCAGGCTCAGTCCTGCCTTTTTGCGATATGAAAAAGGAGAAAACAATATGGCTGAATATGTAGCTGTTGCCGCTCAGGAAGTGGCAGCGAATGGAAATGTAGTATATACCAACACAGCGGTAAAAGGGACCGCATGTGTTCAGCACCGGGAGGGCAGCGGAATAGTTACTCTCAGAGGAATGACGAACCAGTGTAAGGCCCGCTATTTTGTGGATTTTTCTGCGAATATTGCAGTTCCGACCGGAGGAACCGCGGGAGAAATTTCTCTTGCTATTGCAATCGGCGGTGAGCCTGTCTTATCGTCCCAGATGATTTCCACACCGACCGCGGTAGAAGCGTTTAACAACGTATCTGCCGGAATCTTTATTGATGTGCCGCGCGGATGCTGCTTTGATGTTGCGGTAGAGAATACCAGTACCCAGGCTATCACCGTGGCAAACGCAAATCTTGTGGTTACACGGGTAGCATAAGGAGGTGGGATGATGAGAGATGTTAAAGATTTATGCGCACGCATTGAAGATGAGATCAGCAAGATTGCAGAAAAGGGGCTTTCTGTTAGCAATCTGGACACCGCTTTTAAACTGATTGATATGTACAAGGACATCAAAAACACGGAGTACTGGGACAAGAAGAGTGAGTACTATATGACTGTGCTTGATCAGATGCGTGACGGTGTAGGTGACTACAGTGAACGCCGTGGACGGGATAGCATGGGCCGCTACAGTGCTTCGGATGGACGGATGATGCCGGACTATGACCGCGGAGCATCTTACATGCGCCGCGGGGAACATTATGTGCGAGGGCATTACAGTCGCAATGATGGACGGGATGCCTACGATGATTACATGACTCAGAAACAGAGCTACCGTTCTGGAAAATCCGAAGACTGCAAGCGCAAGATGCTTGCAGCACTGGAAGAGCATCTGGATGGGCTGACCGCTGAGATTGGGGACATGTCAAAGGACGCGGAGTGCCGCGAAGAACGTGACCTTGTGAAGCGGTATGTTGATAAACTTAGAGATATGTTATAAACGTGTGGATAGCTTACATACGGATAAATGATACATTATAAGTGCAGCAAAGATTCACAGGAGGTTAATCTTTGCTAGCCAATTTACACCTCCCACGCACGCCCTTAATATAAACGGGTTATCCCGGAGGTTAAAAGCGGGCGAAATTCCCGGCGTGCGTATTTGCCATACCAATGGCACGGATTTTTGCTTTTGGCAAAATCCTCCTTTCCCCTCATAGCCGATAGGCTGTTAAGGCGGCTTACGACCGCCGTGAGGGTTCTTGCTGTTCACCCCTAGCCAATGCAGCAAGACTTTTTCACATCGACTTCTTTCTTAAAACACCGGCTACATATTGCAACCGGTGTTTTAGGACCGTTAGCTCAGCGGTGAGAGCGCCCGGCTCATAACCGGGTGGTCCGGGGTTCGAATCCCTGACGGTCCATTACCCCGCCCGTGGTCTATCGGGCTTAATCCATTTACCTGCGGCGGCAGGTCAATAAACACGGCCAGGAGGATAGATATGCAGAAACTTATTGAAACACTCAAATCATTTGGCATCGACATCCCGGAGGATAAGCAGGCAGATGTGAAAAAAGCACTGTCTGAGCATTACAAAAACGCCGGAGAGGTTACGAAAACCCTCACTAAGGTAGAGAGTGAGCGTGATGCCTGGAAAGAACGTGCGGAGACCGCTGAAAACACTCTTAAGAGCTTTGATGGAATTGACCCGGAAAGCATTAATGGAGAGCTTGCAGCCTGGAAACAGAAAGCGGCAGATGCAGAGAAAGAGTATAACGACAAGATCTATGAAAGAGATTTTGCGGATGCTCTCAAAACCGCACTGGAAGATGTTAAATTCTCTTCCACATCGGCGAAAAAAGCGGTTATGGCTGATATCAAGGATGCCGGGCTTAAACTTAAAGACGGCAAGATTCTGGGCCTTAACGATCTTCTGGAGCAGATGAAAAAAGACGATGCGTCAGCTTTTGTTGACGAAGACCAGGAACAGGCAGAACATAACCAGGCGCGGTTCACAACCAGTCTCAGTAAAAACACCCCGCCTGGCAAACTGACGAAAGCTGATATCATGAATATCAAAGATGCAGGAGAACGTCAGGCTGCCATTGCAAGCAACATGTCACTGTTTGAGTGATCCAATTACCGACCATGCGCTTTGAGCGTGGCCGCTGACCTACACACCTTTTAACAGCTATAGGTAGAAAGGATTTTTTATGGCAAAAAATAACCTTATTAAGCAGGAAAACATCCAGGTTCGCGCCCGCGAGGTGGATTTTGTCACCCGGTTTGAAAGAAACTGGGAGCACCTGCGTGAAATTCTTGGCGTGCTGAGAATGATTAAGAAAGACCCGGGGTCTACTCTTAAATCTAAGTACGCACAGGGCACTCTTGAGAGTGGAAAAGTTGGAGAGGGCGAGGAAATCCCGTACTCCAAATTCGAGGTCAAGGAAAAGAGCTACGCAGAGATCACCGTGGAGAAGTATGCAAAAGCGGTGTCTATCGAATCTATCAAGACTTACGGCTACGATGTTGCCGTGGAGCTGACTGACGATGAGTTTCTTTTCGAACTCCAGACCGATGTTACCGGACGTTTTTACACCTATCTTAAGACCGGAAGCCTTACCTCTACTGAGAGTACCTTCCAGATGGCTCTTGCTATGGCGAAGGGCCGTGTCGAGGATAAATTCAAGCAGATGCACAGATCTATCCCGAACGGAATCGTTGGCTTTGTGAACGGTCTGGATGTGTATGAGTACATCGGCGCGGCAAACATCACCGTGCAGAATCAGTTCGGCTTCCAGTATGTTAAGGACTTCATGGGATTCAATACCATCTTCCTGCTGTCTGAGAGCGAGATTCCGCGTGGTAAGGTCATTGCTACCCCGGTAGATAACATCGTGCTGTACTATGTGGACCCGAGCGATTCTGACTTTGCAAAGGCCGGACTGGTTTACACCGTGGCAGGCGAGACCCCGCTGATTGGTTTCCATACCCAGGGCAACTACCACACAGCGGTTTCTGAGGCATTTGCCATCATGGGCATGGTACTGTTTGCAGAGTACCTGGACGGCATCTCTGTTATCAGCTTCGGCGGCTCTGAAACCCTTGGTGATCTGACTGTGGCTTCCGCAGAAGGCACCGACAGCGGAACCACTAAGCTGACCGTTACCCCGGCAAAGGGGAATGAGGGCAATGTATACAAATACAAGGTTGCATCCAGTCAGACAACCGTGGAGTATGGCCAGAATGTAAAGAACTGGAGCGCATGGGACGGCAAGTCCGATATTACAGCTGCAACCGGGCAGGTTATCACGGTAGTTGAGTGTGACAGCACCTATAAGGCACTGAACGCAGGACATGCGACAGTAACCGCAAAGGCGTAAGGAGGGTTCCGGCATGGCATATGCAGACTATGAGTTTTACAAAACATCATTTTTCGGCAATGTCGTGCCGGAATCTGATTTTAATCGGTTTTCTGAAAGAGCCAGTGACTTTATCGACGTTCTTACCTTTGACCGACTGGTGGACGGCCTGCCAGGGGATGAGCGGCAACAGAAGCGCATTAAGAAAGCTGTCTGCGCTGCGGTTGATATCCTGTATCAGATTGATATTGCGGAGCAGAACGCGGCAGCAGCGGCGGCAACTGGCACGGCTACCGCCTTACCGGGCGGCGGCACGACCACAGGAATAGTGACATCTGTATCATCCGGCAGTGAATCCAGATCTTACGCCACACCTCAGCAGATTGGAGCAAGTGCAAAGGAATGGAGTGCGGTGTATGCCGCCGCCGGAGATGTACAGAAAACGAACGACTTACTCTTAAAGACAGCGTTACCGCTTCTAATGGGAGTAAGGACGGATGAAGGGATACCGATTTTATATGCAGGAATGTAATATTAATGTTCTTGGGACGGTTTACAAAATTATTCCGAAAGAACTTAAAAATGCAGATATTGACGGCTACACAGACAATACGTCAAAAGAAATTGTTATCAGAACAGACAATGCAAATAACGTTGGCAATTTTGATTCCTTACAGAAAAAGCAGTTGAGACATGAAGTCATTCATGCGTTCCTGTCAGAAAGCGGGTTGCAGTGTAATTGGCAACATATGGAACAGTTCGGACATGACGAAACTACGGTCGACTGGTTTGCTATTCAGTCACCAAAAATTTTTAAAATATTCAATGAACTTAAATTGATGTGAATACCAGTATCGTATGCAGGAGTGTGAATATGAAGTTTAGAAAAAAGCCTGTTATCATTGAAGCATTTAAGTATGATGGTGATCTGAAAGACCGGAACGGCTTGTTTTACGTTCCGTTTTGGGCGCAAGAAGCTTATAAGAAAGGCGTTATGTATTACGGCGCAGAAACTTGTGATTTACCTCCGTGTGAGCTGTATATCGAAACATTAGAGGGAACACATCATGTTTCTGTTGGAGACTATATTATCCAGGGCTTGCACGGAGAACTTTATCCGTGCAAGCCAGATATCTTTGAAAAAACTTATGAGGAGGTGAAAGAGTAATGGAAGCATTATTCGCAAACATGACCGTGATTCTGGCAGTGATCGGGATTCTGGCATTTTGCGTGTCGGTCATCACCCAGGTTTTTAAGGGTGTAGGTGCCCTGTCAAGGATTCCGACCGATGCACTGGTGTTCGTTCTTTCCATCGGTATTACTGTAGCCGCTTTTGTGGCGTATATGCAGTATATCCAGATGCAGATATTATGGTACATGATTCTGGCAGCTATCATGGCGGGCTTTATCGTTGCCTTTGTAGCTATGTATGGCTGGGAAAAGCTCACGGAGCTGTGGAAAAGAATGAGCAATAACGGAAAAGACTGGAGTAAGTAATGGGAAACATACCGTTCCGGCAGACAAGGTTCTGGGAAAACTGCGAGAAAAGAATATTTGACGGCGTTGGAAAGTACGATATTCCGGAGATACAGGGAATGTATGATGTTGATGAAATATCAGACTTCATCGGATGGAACTACGCTCTGAAAGAAAAGCACCCGGAAGATAAAGCGGTACATTTCTTTGTCGATGATTACCAATTTAACCGCCTTTGGACGAACCCAGATGCGTATCTGGAGAAGCTGAAACGGTTCCAGTATGTTTTCACCCCGGATTTCTCCCCTTATGCAGACTTCCCGAAAGCGGTGCAGGTGTTCAATCACTTCCGCAAGCACTGGATCGGCGCATACCTGCAAGAGAATGGCGTGCGTGTTATCCCTACAGTCACATGGAGTTATCAGCCGTCATACGATTTCTGTTTTGACGGTGAGCCGAAAAACTCTGTGGTTGCTATCAGCAGTGTAGGTTGCATGAAAAGCAAACGTAACAAGCAGATGCTCATTGATGGTTATAACGAGATGGTTAAGCGATTGGAACCATCCTGCATCATCTTTTATGGCATGGTGCCGGACGAATGCAAAGGGAACATCATTCGCGTGAAGCCGTTTCAGAACAAGTTTAAAAAGGCGGTGTGTGGCTGATGTATGACAAGACGGTAACGGTATTTAACTTCTACAGCTCCAAAACCGCAGGCTTATCATACTGGTATCCGCACATCCTGTCTTGCGTTGACTTGATAACCGATCACGGCGCAATGCTGAAAAAGTATGGCCCAGACAGCACCGACAATGCCGCACTGCATATTGCTTACACCCCGAATGGGGAAAAGGTGATGGCGCAGCAGTCGGACGGTTCAGCGGTGCCGTGGTTGCCCCCGAAAGCATGGGCGGCGCAGGTCAATGATGATCTTCCGGGCAGTATCACCTTCGGGCCAGAGGACTTTTTCTGGCAGGGTGAATGGACTGGCGGCATGGTTGTGGATGATGATTACCGCAATGGTTTTTACCAGTACATGAACAGCAACCGCGACAATGTTTACAAGATAACCAGTGTAGGTGGACCGTATACGGTTATCCCACATTTTGAAATCTTAGGAAAGTAGGCAGTTATGGCAAAAGGTGAGAGCGGATTCACAAAAGCAGGTAAAGGCCAGAATAACGGTTATGCGCTGGGAGATTCGCCATATCAAGCTATGTCTCGCGAAGCTGGACAAATCATACGAGATTTGGGATATGATCCGATGATGCCTATATCCATGCAAATTCCGTGGGACGAGGAATTTTCTGCTTTATCTGATCGACATTATACGGCTATTTATAATTCCATATCAGACGGACAATCACCCACAAGTCGCTTTTCTAAGGCTACTGGTGAAGAAATATTAAAGCGCGTGGAAAGAAACAAGGTTTATGTAGCAGACAGAGCTAGGCATAAAGGAATATCTGATGCTAAAGGAAACATTGACGAAGCCGCTACAGTAAGAAACTATAGGGATGAAATGAAAAAGTTATCCGCTATTGAAGAATATGTCAAAAAGAAGTTGAAAAGGAAGTAATCATGGCAAAAGGCGAGAGCGGTTTTAAAAAGACTGCTGCTAATAGCAGAATAGAAAGCTTGCAGTCTTTGTCTGATAAGATCAAAAGCATAGATAAGAAAATCCAGAAATTACAAGATGAATCTGCGCAGGTCTTAAGATTGCGGGAAAATTCATGGGATCCTGCGCCGCCAAGATACCACGAAATATCGCAAGAAATCCGTGAGCTTAAAAACAAACAGACCGATTTGCGGTATGAGCGGGAAAAACTGAGAACAAAAGACGAACCTAAAACAACTAAGACATTTGTGAACAGTTTCGGCGAAGCTACCAAGCGAGAAATAACCAGTGCGTCATATGAACGGGCGCAGCGACGGCTTGATAAGCAAATCTGGAGCAGGTTTAAGGGGCGGTAATATGGCAATGAGAAGCAAGCGCTTTTATCTCAAAAATCTGTCATACAATGTTGGCAGCATTCATCTGAAACTCGATATGTCCCGCTTTGAGCGGCAGTTTCAGCAGGCACAATACTATCTGGACGGCGCTGTCATGAACAGTATGGTGCCGTATATGCCGATGGTAACGGTCAGCTTTATCAATACCACCCGTGCTGCCAGTGCGGCGGTACAGGGAAGCGGCTTTGTGTATGCCGGATATGGCCCACAAGGGCGTTATCTGTACGAGGGTAAGGTTATGGTTGATGAACTGACCGGATCACCCTTGGCGCGGCGTGGAGCACGTAAGGTGCTTGTGAGTGAGTACACAGGCAAGACCAACGCACGGGAAAACATCACACGCACCAGGCACACCCAAAAGCACAGGATCACTGGTTTGAAGCGGCGAAGCAGGCAGACGGAAAGACATGGATAAAAGGCGTGAAGCGCATAGCTGGAGGTGGTAAGCATGGATAAGGTCATAGGGCGGGACGCAAGCGGGTTTGATATTCTCACCCGCGCGGTGAAATCCCTGTTAAATCAATATCCCGGCCTGGAAGATGGCGAGGTCATTAAGTTTGAGGAGCTTGGGAAAGAATCAGGAATAGCCTTTTCGGCTGACAATGGGGCGCTGGTGTACGCAGAATCGGAAGATGTCTGCGGCGGCATCCATCAGCAATGCCAGTATCCGTTTTACGTGGTATACCGCACAGCAGCCACAAAAGAACGGCTTAAACTGAATGTACAAGACTTCCTTGACACCCTCGGCAAATGGATATGCCGGGAGCCTGTTGTTATAAACGGCACTCAGACGCGCCTAGCGGCCTTTCCGGCCCTGTCTGATGGTCGAGTGATAAAACGCATAACCCGCGATAACTCATACGGTTTAGAACCAAATGGGGAAGCGGTGCAAGACTGGGTACTGCCTGTTACGGTGCAGTACACCAATGACATAGAATATGAAGCGTAGTAGCGCAGAAAGGACGAATTTATGAAGCTTACCAGAGGTGCATATAGAACCTTTCTTGATTCAACTTTTGGTGGAACTGGTACACCTAAATGGTGGCGTATCGGTAAATACAACGACAGCATGAGCGTAGCTCTGAACCCGGATGTGTCCACGAGTAAGAACATTTGGGATGAGACCTATGTAGAAGACAACGGATATGAACCTTCTGTTGAGGATATAACGTATTACGTTGACCCCACCGATGCAATCTATCCGATGATCCGCGATATAGCTATGAACAGACTGCGTGGTGATGAATGTAAGACTACCATTCTGGAAGTTATCATTGAGGACACCGAGAAAACCAACCACCTTGCATGGACCGAAGATGTTGTTATCAAAACAAGCGAATATGGAGGCGGTACTGATGGTTTTACTATCCCGTTTTCCATATACTTCGATGGCAACAGAAAAAAAGGTTATGTAAGCATTGAATCTGGAACTCCAGCCTTTAAAGAGGGCGAGCTTCCGCTTGCATAAGAGGAGGGTGTGAGTTATGGGAAATATAATAACCATTGATGATGGCAGCGAGGTCTTTGACATCGTAAATCAGCGTGGCGAGCATCTGGGCCAGTTTACTTTTATTCCATCGGATATTGACATAGTGAACAGATATGATGAGACAGTGAAAACATTCGAGGAATTACAGGGCGAGCTTGAAAGAGGGGAAAATACTGATCTCAATGAGATCAGCCGGAAAATGTGCGAAAAGATAGATTACCTTTTCGCGGCTCCGGTGTCAGAGAAGTTTTTCTCGATAACATCCCCATTTACATTTCTTAATTCTGGCCAGTTTTTCGTTGAAAATGTTATCAATGCCATCAAAACTGTTATCGAGCAGAAACGTGGAATCCGGCTACAGGCCGTGCAGAACCGCGTAAAAGAATATACGCAGAAATACAAGGCAGCTCCTGGGGGAAGATACCTTTCCCCACTTAAATGATGCACTCATGGGACTTACCATTAACCCTTACGGTTGGTGGTAAGTCTTATGGTATACGGACAGATTTTAGACCATGCCTCGACATAATGACAGCATTTAATGATGCAAATCTTGACGATGCAGGAAAGTATCAGGTCATGGTGGATATCCTTTATGAAGAAAGTATTCCAGAAGATGATATTCCAGAAGCAATAGAACAGGCTTTGTGGTTCCTGGACTGTGGGAAACCGGCAGATAATATACCGCGTCCGCGTGTTATGGATTGGGAACAGGATGCACCTATTGTTTTTTCTGCCATTAACAAGATATCTGGGCGTGAGGTTCGTGATCCGAACCAATATATGCACTGGTGGACCTTCATCGGGTACTTTGATGAGATCGGAGATGGAACATTTTCTCAGGTTCTTGCAATTCGGCAAAAACGGGCAAAAGGCGAGAAATTGGAGAAATGGGAATTAGAATTTTTTAAAAACAACAGGTCTATGGTGGAATTAAAACAGGCAATGTCCAACGAAGAAAAAGAACAGTGGCGCATTGAGCAAGAAGCTGTGGACGCTCTGTTCGACACGTAACGTAAGGCGGTGATATATTGACGGCAGATGGATCAATAGTAATCGACACAGAGATAAACACCAAGGGCATGAAGCCAGGAACAGAAGAGGTAGAAGCCTCCGTAAGAAGAATGGCAAATGGGATTGATGATCTTGGGAAAAAATCAGAAATCGCAGTCCAGAAGCAGGTCACCGCTTTTGCGAAACTGAATAGCCTGTATGCCGCACAGGAACGGAAGGTTGAAAAGCTACGTGAAGCATTGGAAGCGTATGCCGAAACGAAGATACCTACACAGGCATACGCCGAGGTTCGGAATCAGATAGAAAAGACAGAGCAGAAATTAACAGCTCTACTTGAACGCCAGCAAAAGTTTTTGGACACTGGAGGCAGAACCAACAGTAGCACCTATAAAAAAATGCAGTATGACATAGAACAGCTGAATAATTCGCTAAAATATGCAAAAGGTGAATTGAAAGATCTGGAAGATTCTGGAGGAGCCTTTACGCTTGGAAAAGATACAGATAAGTTTTCCCAGATGTACGACAAGTATGCAACAGAAGCTAAAAAGCTCAAGCAGATGAATGAATCTCTAGGAATATCGTATAACCGAGTGAAAAACGAATTTGAGGAGTATAAAAAACGGCTCCTTGGTATTGACGGTGCCAGCAAAAAAGCCACAAACTCAACAAAAAAACTTGGGATTCAGATGAAAAAGAGTCAAAAACCAACCAAGAAGTATGGAGAGGCATTGAGTGGCGTGGTACGGCGCTTGGTTATGTTTCGGCTTTTGCGTTCTACTATATCTCTTGCATTTAGATCAGCCCGTGAGGGAATGGAGAACCTTGCTCAGTATTCTCCAGAGACAAACAAGGCCATATCGAATGTGCTTTCGTCACTTACGCAGCTGAAAAATTCATTTGCTACTGCGTTTTCTCCGGTCGCAGAATATGCGTCTCCTGTACTGGTAGAATTCATCTCATTGCTTTCGGAAGCTGTTACATGGACTTCCCAGTTTTTTGCGGCTCTTACCGGAAAAGACACATATAGCAAAGCAACAAAGGTAGAGGAAGACTATGGCGCTGCTTTAAAAGAGAGCAACAAGCAGATAAAGGAACAGGAAAAGGCGAATAAAAAGCTGACGTATTCGTTTGATGAGCTTATCCAGGCCGGGAACAAATCAGATCAGGACAAGACCGGGTATGTCGGACCTACACCAGATCAGATGTTTACCACGGAAAAGGTATCAAACGACATAAAGGCCCGTGCTGATGCAGTGAAAAAGATATTCTCCGGCCTGTTTGCTCCGCTGAAAGAATCGTGGCTTGATAATGGACCGGAAGTGATACAGTCACTCACAAATCTGTTTGTATCCGCAAAACAGCTTGCAAAAGATGTTGGAGCATCGTTCATGCAGGTCTGGAATGTGGAGAGTTACGGAAAGGCAATAACAGACAATCTACTTATAACGTTTGCCAATTTGGTACAAACTGTTGCAAACCTTATAACGCAGTTTGATAAAGCATGGGCTTCAGGTGATACCGGAACGAACATACTGCGGCATCTTGGAGATATTCTTGTTACATTATCTGGATTCTTCCGTGATGCGTCTGAAAGCATTAAGGATTGGTCAGCCAATTTAGATTTTTCCCCGCTCCTGGAATCTTTTGATAATGTGCTTGTATCAGCGAATCCGGTTGTACGGGCTATTGGTAATTTGCTTTTATGGTTTTTAAATAATGTTTTGCTTCCAATAACAAAATGGGGTCTTGAGCAGGGATTACCGGAGGTTTTCGAACTTATAGCAGCATCTCTCGATCTTTTATATTCGGTTATCGAAACATTGGCACCTACCGCTGAATGGTTTTGGAACACTTTTTTACAGCCGTTTGGTGAATGGAGTGGCAAAGTTATTATTGCAGCGTTAAAAAAACTGGTTAATGCATTGCTTAAGTTTTCTGATTGGATTTCTGAAAATCAGTCACTTGTAGAATCAGCAACTGTAGCTGTCCTTGCGTTTTTTGCCGCATGGAAATTTCTTGCGTTTTTAAATGGAGTATCACAAATCATAGCTAAATCAGGTGAGCTTATTGTTATGTTTTTAAAAATGATTGATGCAATCGACCCAGTTGCGTTATCCATAAGCGGAATAATAAGTTTGGTTGCAGTACTGGCAAGAAACTGGGATAAAATGACTCCGACAGAAAGAATGATAAGCGGCCTTCTGGCAGCAGCTTCCGCGGTTGGTGTTCTTGCTGTTGCTCTTGGTGCACTTTCTGGTGGCGTAGGCGCGGCGGTTGTGGCAGCATCTCTTGCGGCAGGAATAGCAGCTGCAACGATTGCGATTGATGCAGGCAAACGGAAGACACAGTCTGTCTACAGCAGTGCTGGGGGTGGAAGATCTGCAAAATACGCTTCTGCGGCTGCAACGTACAATATGCCACGCCTTGCTACTGGGACTGTAGTACCGCCGCGCGCTGGTGAGTTTGCGGCTATCCTTGGTGATAACAAGCGCGAGACAGAAGTTGTTTCCCCGTTAAGCACGATGAAACAGGCATTGAAAGAAGCTCTGGCAGAAAGCGGAGGTAGTCGGGACATAACGGTTATCATGGAAGTGGACGGTCGGCGCTTTGGACAGGCCGTGTACAAGGCAAACAATGAAGAAAAACAGCGTGTAGGTGTAAGGATGGTGACAGTATGATAAACGGTGTTTTTACTATTGATGGCTTAGATCTGCGCATCCAGGTTACAGACCTGGAACGCAGCTTTGCTGTTACCGATAGCGATAATTCCGGGCGTGTGCAATCCCGTAGGATGTACAGGGACATCATAGGTACATTCTATAATTACACGCTAACTATAGACCCGGATAAAAGCAACAGGGCAGATTATGATACGTTTTATGATATCATTTCGGCTCCGGTTGAGTCCCACACGATGTCTTTTCCTTACGGTCAGGAAACGCTTGAATTTGAAGCCTATGTCACAAACGGTAAAGACAAGCTAAAAAAAGAAAAAGACAAAGACGGGAACGACATAAATAAATGGAGCGGATTATCTATTGATTTTATCGCAATGGAGCCGCAGAGGACATGATGATATGAAAGAAAAAGCGAGATCCAAAAAAGCTGGAGTCGGTCTGAAAATAGTTTATGATGATGTGGCACCATACGCCAAAGATAATAGTTTTCCTAAAATTATGGATACTGGTTTGCGCCCGCATAAAGGGTTATACCCAAAGTTCGGGCTATACCCAGGCACAACAACTACACGAAGAGAATTTCCGGATCTCCGGCGGGATGATCTGACTTATCCCGGATATGCACTATGCTATCCGGGATTTTCCCTTTTGAATGGTCAGTACATAAATATCCCAGAAGATCATGAAGATTATGGATATATCAGTGACGAGTGGTCAAACGAAGACGGCATATTCGGCTACTCTATAAAAACTTCTGGCCTTATTCCACAAATTGGCCTTTATCCACGTGTGTTCCTTTATCCGTCTGGCGGACGGGACATTATGATGAATCAGCCGACCCTTACCATAACATTTAATGGCAAGTTCTCTAGTGTAGGTATTCTGCTTACATTCAATCTTCTATCTGGAGATTATGCAACCGGTTTAAATATCAAATGGTACGAGGACGGTCATTTGCTTTCATCTAAGGATTTTTCACCGGACAGTAGCCGCTATTTTTGCAATAACTATGTTCAAAATTATAACATGCTTGCAATAACATTTAAAAAGACTTCAAAGCCGTACAGGCCGGTGTTCCTCACCAGAATAGATTACGGCATCTACAGAGATTTCCTGTCCGATGAGCTGGTTACTACTGATTGTATACAAGAGATCAATGCAATATCTGAGAACATCAGTATAAATACCTTGTCTTTCACTGTGCGCACCAAAAGCAATATTCCGTTCGATCTCCAGAAAAAACAGAAATTAGCAGTTTTTTTTGATAATGATCTGATTGGGAACTTTTACCTTAAAAATGGAGCGAGGAAAAATGTTTTTGATTATTACCTGGATGCGCACGATGCGCTGGGGGTCCTTGACGGAAATGAGTATGTCGGCGGGATATATTCTGGAGATTTAGTAAAAGATGTAGTTGCTGATATTTTTTCTGGAGAGGACTTTACCTGTACCATAGATCCGTCCTTGTCAGATCAGGCGCTTTACGGATACATACCATATACAACAAAGCGGAATGCGCTGGTACAGATTGCGTTTGCGATAGGAGCTATAGTTGACACATCGAACATAGATGGCGTAGCAATGTATCCACAGCAGAATGATGTAACAGGAACATTTATGGAATCAGATACGTTTGACGGCGTAACCCTGGAACGTTCTGATATCGTGACCGGAATAAGGCTTACAACACATACATATCAGCCGTCAGCTGAAACACAGGAAATCTATAACGAGACACTTTCTGGAACGGCTGAGATAGTTTTTTCAGAGCCTTACCACGATCTCTCTGTTTCTGGCGGTACCGTAGTAAAAAGCGGCGCAAACTATGTGGTGGTATCTGGAACAGGTACAAAAGTTACAATAGTTGGTAAGAAATATATCCATAATACAAGCCAGATTTTAAAGGAAAATCCTGACATTGTATTTAATAAAAACATTAAAGAAGTTACTGATGCTACGCTTATAAATGCACAAAATGCAGAGCAGGCCATAGACCGGATCTATCGGTACTATATGCGAGCCGAAAGCGTTACCGGAGATGTTTTACTAAAAGATAAAGTTGTCGGTCAGCGAGTCGAAATCGACACCGGATATGATGGAAAAAAGTCAGGTGTAATTGAAAGCGTAGACTACAGTTTTGGAAATGCAATAAAAGCAAAGGTGACGATTCATGAGTGACATTTTGAATGGGCTTATATTTGATCGGACTCAGGCCGATATTGAGTCCCTTACAAAGAAAGCGTATATAGACTATCAGGATTTAAACCGTGTGGAAACGGCAGTAAAATGGGTGTCTTATGTATTAAATAGGTGCGGATACAAAAACACTACGCGAAACAAGACGAACTGGTGCATGAATGATTTCCGCACTGAAAAAGATATGGAGCGGCTTAGAACAAATATCAATTCTATTCGCTCCGCGTTTTATGCACCGGCCAGCACACCGTTAACTCTTGCAAAAATAACGTATACATCAATCTGGCAGGCAAATGCCATAGAACAAATCATTTACGATATCGGCGTGATTGCAGAAAAAATTGAGCCGGGGCTGAATCATCTGAGTTTTAACCTTGGATCTCGCGGCTTTGGAAACAGGAGAGTTAATATATGAGCTTAAAAACTAATTATAAAGATGACATTTTTTCCGGCAAGCGGCGCTATCGAATGATCCAGAACGATGATGGAACGGTATCATTTGATGATGTCACTGATTACACACAGGATGGTGATATTTACAGTGCCGGGGACGTTAATGCAACAAATAAGGCGGTTAACCAAAACGCTGGTGACATAGCGGACATGCAAAAGCTGCGGTATGCCATATTTAAGGCCGCTGATTGGTCTCAGTCCGCGCCTTATATTCAACGCGTTGTAGTACCGGGTATGACGGTAAACGATGTGCCTATCATATCTTTACATATTGCAGACGGCACCACATCCGCGGATGCAAAGGCGCAGGGCAAAGCGTATGGGTATGTTGATCGTGCTGTTTCCGGCGGTGGTCAGCTTGTGCTTTATTGCTATAACTCAAAGCCATCATCAGATTTTACCGTGGCTATAAAAGGGGTGTGAGTATGGCAGATGCGATAGTATTGCGCGGCGGGTCTGGTTTTGATGATTCGCAACTTACGGCTACACCAGATAAGGTCAGAAAAGGAAAAACGTTTTATGGATCCGGAAGTGACAGCATACAGACCGGAACTGTTACCGAGATTGTGGCAGAAACAGTAACGCTACCTTTGAATGGGTCTTACACCATACCGCAAGGTATCCATTCTGGAAACGGCAAGGTGGTGCAGAATTTGCCGACAAGCGCAGGCGGTACCATATATCCAACCAGTGAAAAACAGACACTGCAAACTGCGAACAAATACATGACTGACGATGTAGATGTGGCACCGCTTACCGGGCTTAAGCCTGAGAACATCAAAAAGGGTGTAACAATACTCGGAGTTATTGGAACTTATGAGGGGTACAGCTAATGGGAGAGTGTGTTATTAAGCGTCAGGGTGGCGCGGTAGATGCTTCAGATCTTACGGCCATACCAGCGGACGTTGTGGCAGGGGAAACGTTTTATGGATCCGGAACAGACGAGATTCAGACTGGAACCCAGAAAAACAGTGGGAAAATCAGCAAAGTGCTTGCGGCTAATGAAACGTATGTTATTCCACCTGGATATGTCGATGCAGGATCTGCGGTAACTCAAAACATTGCTACGCAGGGATCTATGACGGTTAATCCGGTCGCAAACGGCTCATTACTCAATGTATCTGGTAAGTATATGACTGGGGACATAACGGTAAATGGTGTGGAGAATCTTAAGCCAGAGAATATAAGAGCAGGAGCATCTATAGGGACTGTGCCTGGAGAATGGCAAGGTTATGTAAATAATGATGAGCTTTGTCCGTATTGGTTCGGAATATTTGGACCAGGTCAAGTAGGAGTTGTAAGAGATTATAGTTATGCTTACCACGGAAACGGAAGTGACAAATTTATAACATGGGCCGATAACGATGAAGCATACACAAAAGACCCGAGCCACAACATTTCTTTTAGACTTATATCATACAGAAGTTCAAGCGGTGGTTATGCTTTTTTTGGAGTTTTCTTTACAACTCCTATAGAAATGCAAGGAGCAAAAAAAGTAACAATATTATACCGAACCAGCAATTGGTATTACAGTGATAGAAACAGAATTTTTTTAATGGAAAATCTGGATTCTCCTTATGATGAAAACTGGAATGTAAATACTGCGGAAATTGGTTATAGTGAATCTTTTGTTCTTCCGGTTTCGGAAGGATCATATACCGAGCAAACATTTAATTTAACCGATCCATCAAAATTGAAATACGTTTGCGTTGGCATAGGCATACCGCCAGCAAGTGGAACTGGACGAGGTATAAGCGTTATATCTATAAAAATAAGTAAATAAAGGAGATTATTATGAGTGAAGAAAACGTATCTTTACCTGTAGCACAAGCACTTGCATCTGCGCTTGAAAAAATAGAAGCATATGTCCCCACCGAGTATGTTGACAACTCAGAACCAGACATTGACGCTGAACACCTTAATCACGCGGAACAGGGAATAATGAGAGTGACAAATCTGTTAAATGCTGCTGTCGATGTTATACAAGGTCAGGAAAGCCGCCTTGCGGATGCTGAAACGAAGATAGGTACAGCTGCGCTGACCGGCGGTATGACAGATTTATCCAGTGGCCTTAATACGTTAAATAGTAATTTAACACCCTCCAAAATCACGGATGTGACTAACGCAATTAATACAACATACGGGTCTGGTAATGTCTCATATCATACGGTTGGGAAGGTGTGCTTTGTTTATTTTGTATTCACCCCTAACCAGAAATGTGACAATGTTGAATTAATCGGCAATGGGATATTACCGCTTGCGAAAGATAGCTTATATCATAGTATATCCACATGGGGTAATCCTGACGTAGCTGTTAGCCTGGTGCAAACGATTACGACCGGTGGCCTTCGATTCTGGTGCGGGGAATCTGCAAAAGGTATGCAGATATTTGACAGTTTTTCGTATTGCGTTAAGTAATATCTTGAACGATTGAACTGCGCATGTGAAGACCTCCACCGAAATCAAAATACGCCAAAAGTAAATTATCATGGTTATATAAACCGATTTTACCAGAGTCATCTTTGTAAATATAAAATCCCAAAGTACCGCCTTTGAAAAAATTAAGTTTGTGATCAGTAAGATTTATATCACCAGATAAAGTACCACCGGATTTATCAAATTTACCAGTTAAATTACTATTTAACGGGGATATCCAAAATGTGAAAAAACATTACTATGGGAGTATCAAATATCTTACAGAAAGAAAGGAAACGTCTTATGGAAAAAGAAATGAACATCCAGGAACCTTTACACCGCGACTGTGCACCTCATGATGCAGCACACTGTGATATCAACGATCACCACAACCTGTCTCCGGCAGATGACGACTGTGGTCACTATGTTAATTCCGGCCCGGGCGTAGGAAAACCGGCTGGCGGCGGTCATCCGGCAAACGGTGTCATTAATGCAGGCACTACCCCAGACAGCGCACGCCACAATCACGATCAGGATCCAGAGCATGGCCCGGGTGTGAAATAATGCGAATGTTCTGAGGTCGGCAATGGTTCCCGACACACTCCCTATGGAGTACCTGAGATGATGGATACACCGCCCATCCAGAATAATTCGTGTTGCATTTTGTGTTGCATAGTATTTAAAGATGTATCATTTTTGGTATATTTATGCGACAAGTGATAAATACTTATAACACCAAAAGCCGCATAAAACCTAAGCTCTAGGTTCTATGCGGCTTTTGGTGATTTTGGACCCACAGGTTCAAGTCCTGTTGCCCGCACTGAAAATTTGGCTTAAAATCAGGACTTTTCGGAGTTCGTGTTGCATTTTGTGTTGCATAGCTCCGAAAAGTAGTCATTAGCCTTACGATTCATAGCTTCTTCTTTGCTCTCCATAACATGCCGATAAATCTGCTTTAACACTCCATCATTTCCCCACCCGCCGCGTTGCATGATGTATGCGTCCGGTATTCCTATCGCGTGCTGAATGGATGCGCAGTAATGGCGCAAATCGTGAAAACGGAAGTGAGGTATTCCGGCTTCTGCCAGTATGTCAGAAAAGCAGTTCGATATCTGATATGGCATTAGTCCGACCATATTTTTGCCAGTTCTATTTTTTAGTTTTTGAATAACGAAATCAGGAAAAGTTATGTATCGGTCCCCGGCATAGCTTTTAGTTTTTTTATACACCCATTCGTGGCTGTCATTCAGCACCATAGCATATTCCACATACACTACATTCCCTACGACATGATCGGATGCAAGCGCGCATATCTCGCTGCGCCGCATCGGTCCGAATGCAGCCAGAAGAACAGGCAGCTCCATGTCTGTATCCTTTACCGCCGCCATAAGGCGCTTCACATCATCATCAGACGGCACATAGAGCTTTTGCCGTACCTTTGCCGGGAGCTTTGTTTTAACCGCAAAATCCGGCCTATAAACGGTCAATACGGATGTCAAAAGACCGTGCATGTTTCTAACGCTCTTCGGTGAGTGCGTCAGAGCTTCCCGGTTAATTTCTTCCTGTATGTCCTCTTGCGTGATGGTGTAGATATCCATATCCATGAGATTTGCCAGGTCCTTTTTTCTGGACCGTTTGTATTCACGTATGGTGGACGGAGACAGGACAGAGGAGCGGAGCGCTATATAGCTATCCATAGCTTGGCCGAGCGTCATCTTTTCTTTTTCCGGTTCCTCTCGTTTGATAAGTTCTTTGCTTGCAGCCCAGATGGCGGCTTCCCGCTCAACATCCCGTTTTCCTTTTGGTGTAGGGTCATCGTTTGTGAATGATTTATAGATTCTCTTTTTTTTCGGTTTACCTTTATCATCCAGTATTGCCTTGCCGTCCTTGTCACGTACATCCTCAAATCTGTCAAACACCTGGACTCTCCATGATCCAGATGGTAATTTTTTTGCTTTTGCCATAGCATCACTCCTTTTTAGGTATAAAAAATACAGCCACCAGATTTTGGATATTTATCTTGCGCGACTGCTGCCGGATGTGATATTATATCGGTGTAGGTTTGTGATTTTTTATCACATCCACAAAACGTCTGGTGTTGGTAGCGCCGGGCGTTTTTTATTTGTATTGTTCCATATCATCTTCATGCTCCAGATACGCATTGCACATTAGGCCGTACTGTAATGCCTGTTCGTATGACATTTCTGGTTTTCTTACTGGTGTAGGTTTTGGCTTTTCTTCTGACTCTTGTCTAACTACAAGCTCCCGAATATCATTCCAAGCCGATTTGTACTTTCTGATATAGCTTGCCGTCCATAAAGTATAACTCTGCGTTTGCGCCGCTATATTCATTGGCATACCACATATATGCTGTCATGTTTGTATCTATTATTTCGGACTCAGCAAGTGGAGTTCCAGCAGATCCAATTATTTTCTCACATTGCTCATATGTCATTCCAATTTCACACTGATTAAACGCTTCCAACGTAATTTTTTTGTCGTGCATAATGGAAGACATATTATTCATGTAGAAAAAGAATGAACCCAGCAGAATGATGAAGGCAGATATCCAGCATAATGCTTTTTTTCTTCCGGGCATGTAATTATATGCCGATCGGCAATCAATTCTTTCATACTGTTCGTTCAGTTTCATATCTGGATAACCAATTTGGACGGTATCTAAAAATTCTGAAACCTGTTCGTTCCTCTTCTTCCGAAACAAGAACGTTTCAACAGAACCATTCTTTTCGTGAAATCTCAGATATCCAAATCTCCCATGATCTCCATAGCAATATGCTATTTCCTTTATTTTTCTGAAAGAAGATGCTTTCGATGGCATTAAAAACTCGGACAACAAAAAACTCTTATCAGAATATAAAAGCTCCTGCCGGATTCCTTTTATTGTGGTGTTCATTAAAAACCTCAAATTTTCTTAAATTTCAAAAAATTTTCTGCATATCCGGTTAATGCGGATAGCTGATTCAATGTAAATCCAGGATGTTCCAGTACAACGCTGTCCGGTACAAGCAGTTCTACAGCAAAGGTATGTGCTTCAATCTCTGCCCTGTTTCTGTACAACGTGTCTGGTATCCAGTTAAAAAAGAAGTAGTTTTCCCGGTGCATCACGGCATGGCCCAGTTCATGAGCCGCTACCATCTTCTGTGTAGGTGTATCCAGATCACTGTTTATGTAAATGAAGCGTTCCCCCGCTATGGTTAAGCAGCATCCGAATATCTTACCTAAAGGCCCAACCTGTGTATATACCCCCTGTTGCTCCGCAATCTCAAACGGATCATTTGTATGGTATTTCTCCATTAGTTCTACGGCTGTCCTTTTTGCATCTTCCATGTTCTACCTCTCCTATTTTTTGCGCTGTTTGAATGCAAGCGCAACGGAAATCTTAATCTGGTTAAGCAGTAAATCTATGCTTTCCGGATCTGCGGGATGCCCGTCAAAGTATAACGGTTTGCCTTCCCCGCTTTTTAATAGTTTCTCGATGCGGTCAAACTCCGCTTTTAAATCAATATGCGTTTCTTGTGCAACGGCTTCCTCCTCTCCGTTGAGATAATCAACAGACACATCCAGATAATCTGCGATTTTTTTCAGCCTGTCATATGGAAATACTCCCTTTCTCAACTGTGAAATATACCCATTTGCAAAACCGAGGTCTTTTTCTAACTTAGATATAGGTATCTTTCTCTCTTTGCATATTGCTTTCACATTCTCAACACTATTCATGTAATACCTCCTAAATTTAGAGAAAAACCTAAAAAATAGTATTGACAAATAAGTAAGTGATG